CAATTCTCTTGTTGAGAGAGATATTAAGTTGTTCAAGCTCCATTTCAGTTGCATCGTCAATGCGCAGCAACTGTCTATTTTCTGTTAAACTAAGTTCCACATTTAATGGGACTTTTTATTTATAGTTACAGGTCTTTAAGTGCTAACCTGTTTCTAATGGCAAATCCCATATTATCTAGGGTTTTTACCGATTCTTTCATAAAATCTAATTGATTTTCTAAAAGTGATAATTTTGTATGTTCTTGTACTAGATCGTTTTCAATAAAACGTTCTTTTTGTTTCTCTCCGAGTTTATAATCATACTCAAAATACTTGATATACGATTCTCTCCATCTAGAGTTTATGTTGTTTTTTTGCTCTCTTATTTTAGTATTCAAATATGCTATTTGCTCTACCATAGTTTGTCTTGAAGATAACACGCCTGAAATAGTTGATTCCATTGCATTAATGTCTCTAAGTGCTTGAGCTAATTCTTTTATATTCTTTGACCAGCTTGTTCTTTGAGAACTTAATCTTTCGTCCAGTGCTAGTATTTTTTCTTTATTACTGCTCATTTAAAATAGTGATTTTTTGTTAGGATCTGGTTTGATGTGCTTGGAAGTTGTTTGTCTTTTCTTAAATTTAGGTTTACTAAACTCAATATCAGGTGTATTCGGCTCATCAGGAATTTCTACTGCCTCAAAGTCTATGAGTAGTTTATGCCCTTTAAATCGGTCTCTGTCGTTATAAAAATCTTCTAGGTTTTCTTCAACCATAAATGTTAGTTCTTCTAAATGTACCATAGGTCTAATTGACTTGATGTAAAATAGTTATTGATATTTTTAAAGGCGTCTGACTTTAATTCAAAACATTTAATCATCAAATCATTAAGATCTTTGATATTATATGTATCTAAATTACTGTCCTTTAGAAATTTAGACCACATAAAAACTGGTCTTCCTTTCTTAAGCTTCTCTATCATTTTCTTTTTACCAGTATCATCATTATCGAACATGTACCTTACTGTTTCTATTTCATCGAATTCTTCAGTAGATCTCCCTGCGGTTGCTAATGCCAATGAGTTTGACATAAACTTAGCGTCTAATGGTCCTTCAAATAATGTCACTGGCCTCTGAAACGAAACTCGCATAATTCCAAACAATGTAGAAATCTTTGCCAGTTGATTAGATTCAGCTTCGCCAACTTGTAATGGCTGACCCATCTCTTCATAGAGTTTGGGTAAATCATACGAAAGGTATCTTTGACCATAACCTTTCATTCTTCTTGTTTGTGCACCTATGATTTTATTATCAGTGCTTAAGTTCAATATCCACAACCTGTGTTCTTTTGCAGAATATAAGAACTCGTCTAATTTTTTATGTAATAGTCTATCTTTAAGTTGAAACCATATCCATTCACCTGGTTCAATAGATTTGGCCTTAAATTTTGATTTGAATAAATCAATGTCTATTGCATGTTTTTGTACATCTTCAAACAAAGTAGGTTTAAGAACGTTATCTGCCCTTACCTGTAACTTGTTTTGTTGTATATAATCTATTACAGCAAATGAATCACCACTCTTACTAAGTCTAATGTCATGATCCTTTAGAAATGTGTGTAAATTTGTGTGGTGCCCACAATTGTAGCAATGATATTGTAGTGTGTCCCAGAATACATTACCACGTTTTGCAGTATCGTCTTTATGAGAATCACCACAATAAGGGCATGCAAGGGTTATTCGCCCATGCATGCTCTTTAGTGATTGCTTATTTGGATTAGAATGTTGTTGAGTAGTTACTTGTATAAGTGCGTACTCTATTCTTTCCTTTAGCTCTTGTGTTAGCTCTATGTTATTATTAGATGTCGAGGTCATTCAAGAAAGAATCAAGATCGTCATCTGTACTAACTGCTGCAGCTGGTTTTGATTCTGTCTTTACAGGCGCCTCTGCTTCAACTACAGTTGTTGCGCTTGTAGTAGCTTTCCTTGGTGTAGAAGTAGAACTACTTGTCATCGCAGAGATAGAATCTCCAGGGTTTAAGTACATTCTTAATACATCATTCACAAAAGATCTAGTATCTTCGTCCCATGCCTTATAGTCATAGTTTACAAGAGATGGTGCACTTTCAAGCTCAGCTTTAATTGCAGTCATAGTCTCTTTGTTTCTTTCTGCAGGATTTTCACCCATTAAGATTGCAGAAGTGCTAGCAGAAAACTTAGATTTGTCGTAGTTATTGTATTCACCTTGACGAGTAATGATCAATTCGAAGTTCTTACCTTCAAACAAGTCAAATACTTGTGTTGGTTCACCGAAATCTGGCTTTAATTCAGCATCGATTTTTTCTTTAATTTTGTAACCGAATTTGAATACTTTATAAGTACCTTCTAATTCTGGGTTCTGTGGATCTTTTACGATCTTAATTAAAGAATAGTACTGCTGACGTCTCTTTAATTTCTCTGATGACTTGCGATCTACTGCTGAATCTGATTTTCTCAGTTTCCAGAATACATCTGCAATTGGGCATTTTTCACCTATAGAAGATGGTGAATCTACCAATTTACCGTCACCACTAGAATTAGTTAACCAGTGTACGTATTTTTGAATTAGAGAATTTCTTGGATTCTCTGGATTTGGAACGAAGCGGATTAGCGCTTTATAAGTTCCGTCTTTGCCGTCGTCGGCTGTTGGTTTGTAAACTTCGTTTACTGTTGTTCTTTCAGGCTGGTGTGTTTCCACATCTTCCACGCCCAAATTAAAAATGTCAAATGATTCGCTCATAATACCTTTAAATTGTTTAGTTTGTTAATACTTGAAATTACTTTAATGTTCTTTCGTTACCTTATAATGTATAATAATAAATTGTTTCAACTAAGTGTTAATATTACTCCAGAAGGTTCCTTCCATCTATTATCCTTTAACTTAATCAGTCCTGATTTGTGAAGTAACTCTGACGCTTCCCTTTCGGTAAGCTGGTTCGCTATCACCATTCTTTGTAGGATGTCAACTAGACGAAGGTAATCTTTTGTAATTAACATGTAATTAATACTTTTGTTATTATACATATTATATATCTTAGTCTCATTTTGTTTCATGGAGAGACTTATTGAAAATAAATAATTAAATTATGAAACAGTTTCTCGCAACTAGCATATAACAAATGTTATCTAAGTCTGGAGGAAAGATTAGGTCGAGGGGTTTGAAACGTATGTAACTAGAAAATAAGCGTCGACTAGGTCATCTAACGGCTTCGGGATCTTTTTCCCAATTTCCAAGTTTTTAATCATTGAATGCAAGGGACTTCGAGCTAAGATCGGGTCATCGTTCACATTTTGCTGATAAGCCTCAAACAACTGAAGCTTATTCATATTACCTTTACCAGCAAACTTCTTAATAGTTGTAGGAGCCACAGTTAATATGTCTTTAACGTGAAGTTGAGAAATCATCTGTTCTTTAAGGATAGCGGCACCTGCAGCCATATCAATTATATTGTTAGTTCCCATTTTAGAACCATAAGAAGTTCCCTCAAATGCAATAATATAATCATCCTTAGTTTTTGTAATATCTAAAATAATATTAATAATAGCATCAGCAGTTGCCATATATCTTCTTACTTTTGCTAACTCATTCTTTGAATAATCTCCAAATGTAGTTTTCCAGTCTTGTTGATATACTAAAGTAACATCGTCCAATAGACTAATATCTTCTTGAAGCTTTTGTTCTTTTTTAGTACCTAAACCTGGCTTAACGTAACTTATATAATGATGTGTGTTGGATTCTGTATTAAAAATACAAATACCTGGGGAATTTAAAGAAAAATCTACAGAAACGTAATTCATTTAGAATCTTTTACCAAGACTAGCACCTAATGCGGCACCAACAAGTCTTGAGGTTAATAAATCAAATAGTATACCTTTTTGAATACCTAATACTCTGGCTAATAATTTTCCAACTGATTTCCCTAAAGCAAAACCTGTAAGACCACCAATGATAGATCCTAAAAGACCTTCATTTGTCATTTCTTCGTTTAACTTATCTAGATCGTATGTTCCATCTTCTTTTTGATAAGTTTTACAAAATTCTTCTATAGCTGCATCTATTTTAGCTTCTAAATCCGGAGTCCACTCAGAGTTTAAATTTTCTTTAAGAATATTCATATCCTGTTCAGTAATCTTCTCTTCAACTAAGTACTTATTAAATGTTTTCATATTGTATATATCTTTAATTGTTATGCTTAAGATTTATCAACGAATTGTTCGAACAACATTATGTGATTTAATGTCTTCTTAGATTCTTGGACCTTATTATCTTCGTTAGAGTAAAACTTATATCCTGTACCCTCAACAAACCCATCTTTATCAAACTTAACATAGCTTCCGCCTTTTATAGGTTTCTTAAAGTAAGCTGAACACCTTGTATTTAAATTCTGTAATTCTTTTTTAGCTTTGTTTTCAGACATGTCCTCACAGAAAATTCTAGCACTGTGAAATCCACTAGCTACGCGAATACCTGTATTAGTTTCATAAACTACTTTCGTTAGAAATTTGTAATTCTTATCTTCATCTGCTTTAAATGCATCCGCTTCTTCTTCAGATTCAAATATTGCCGCTATCCATTCCTCAGCTTTATCGAAATCATTTCCTTTTTCTGGGTTAGATCCCCATACTGTGTATACTTTTTGTTTTGCCATGATACTATATATTTATTTTATGCTCCAACGAAATCCTTAAATGGAAGATCTGTTTTGTGTTGTTTTGTAAATGCTTTATATGCCTTTTTCTTTTCAGCGCTTTTTAAAATGTTATACATTTCTCTTAGTCTGTCAGCATGTGCCTTTCCTCTCTTCCATGCATTATGATCATCTGCGTATGCGTGATGTTTATCAAAAGATTTCATAGATGCCAAGTATTGATCTAGCGGTGATACAAACTTTTGTAAGAACATTTGTTGAATTTCATATTCAGAAGATTTTTTCTTATTCAAATAGAATTCATATTGCCCTCTCCAATTAGTTCTTTTATATGCGTGTACAATATCTTTACCTTCAGAGTGTTTAATAGTAATTTCCCACTTAATACCTTTATCACTTGATTGATCTACATATATAACATCATCTAAGTTATCTGCAATCCCGCCATATGTTAGTAACTTAATAATACTCATACGTAAATCTTCTTCTATTTCAGATGGAGTTCCCCATCTTCCTTTTTCAAAATCTTTATAAGAATAGTAACTTTCTAATGTAAGTAAATGTTTCATATTGTATATATTAGTCTAATTCTATTCTTAGTTTAAGCTGATTGTAATAAAAATTAATTTCAAATGTACTAAATTCAGAAACGTTATCTGAAAAGTTTAAATTAAGTTCGTTGATAGAATTCATTATAGGTTTAGCAAATTGCATATATGCAACTGAAGCACCTTCAGAATCTAATATCCTTAATGTTAATGGCTCTGTATATGGATCAGTAGTAGATCTTGCGTAATAATATAATAAAGTGTCCATCATTATCCAATAGTTTATAAAACCATCTAATAATTGCATAGTAACAGTAAATTGTCTTTCTATAGTATTTTGAATTGGAACTGCTCCTCGTTGGTATCTTATAGAACCGTCATTATCCGCTTGTGATATTGGATCAAAAGAAACACCTGGAATATTTACGCCTTGAACAGAATAGTTAATAAAATCTATGGGCTCTGCCAATACAGATCCAGGTACCTTAGTAAGATACTGTTTATATTTTGCAGAAACTTCTTCAGGTATAAAATTCCTAGGGAACTTAAAGTCAAATGTGTTATTCCTACTATTTAAAATCATATTAAGCTTTTATAAATTGTCCAGAGGTTACATAAGTTTGTTCAGTACCATTATCTACACTGATATAAAATTTACTATTTGTCATGTTTCTGATTGATTTGGCATTAGCTTCATTTATTTTAAATAAAACCTCACCTTCACCCATGTCAATATCTTTATTAGATATATGATTAAATACTAATTTATTAGTTCCATCTCCAAATGATAATACTAATCTCTCTGCATTTTCAAATGAAATAAACTGAATATCATCTCCAATCTTTTTTGATATAACAAACTTAAAGTAGCATGCAAATGGTGGAATACTAATTTTAATATTTCCCTCTTCCATAAATGCAGAAGTTTCAATTTCTTCAACATCCTTTATCATTAAATTATTGCCTTCACCTTCTAGTTTGACCTTGGAAGATGTTGCTATTATGTTGTGTCTTTCTATAAATGCAGGTACAACTTTAACAGATCGAGGTACACTGTCCATAAGTAAGCTTTTAATTACTTTATTACCTGAAAGATTTGGCAGTATATTATAAACCTCAGTCATTATATTTGGACTATTAATCTTTAATGCTGAAAGTTTTTTACCGTACTTACCAGCTTGATTTAAAATCATGCTAGCTCTTTTTACTATTTGCGTGTTATCTGTTTGATTATATATTCTCATAGTTACTTCTATAGAAAAGTTAACAGCAACGTTTGCATTTTTTATTATTGGTCTAAACAATATAGGATCATTAAAATCTTCATATTGTGTAAATGTTATTTCATTGGTTTTTACATATGTAGATCCTATCTGTTCAAACACATCAACGTCAAATATTGCTATAATATCATCCGAACTTGTTTGAATTCTATTAAGAACATATGCTTCAAATGCACCTATAGAATTATCTTTCTCACCATAGATCTTAAAATAGTCTCCGTCATTTGCATCTTCTATTACAACTGTAAAATCTTGATATTCGTCTTCTCTAGAAACTGTAAACTTATTTTCTTCACCTACATAGAAATAATCAAAGCCATTTCCTACTTCTAATTTATCTATTAGCTTAAAGCTTACACCGTAGTTTGAAGTTATATCTAAATCACTTGAACCTATAGTACCATCTCCGTAAAACCTATCTCTAAATTCTGAGTTTTGTCCAATGATAGAAGGAATTTTAATTTCAATAAATTTACTCCATAGTGTTTCACCTAAAATAAAAGGTCTTGGATTTGCATACTCATAATTACTAGTATTAAGATATACTAATTGTGTCAAGTAATTTTTTATTCCTGTCGTTCTCTCGGTTGTAACTTCAAATAAGAAACCTTCATAATTTCTAGCAGAAAAACTATAACCACTTTTTAAGTGAAGTCTTACAGAATCATATTGAATGTAATTAATATTTTGTGTGGCTTCTACTTGGTAGTTAATAAGATCAGCTTCGTTACCGCCAGTCCATGATGAAGCATTATTGATATAATTAAACATCTCATAATATCCAGTCGAGTCATACCCTAATAATGCATATCTTGATTCGTCATTAGGGACTTTGATACCGTGGTATCGTCCTATTGGCTGATTAATGTCATTACCTGTAACTTCGTCTGGAGTAGAAAATAAAGGATTTGCTCTAGTGTCTACTATTATTTTACCACCTATAAGGTTTGGATAATTATATTCTACAGTTCCGTTTTGATTAGGAATGTATTGTCCTATCATTGTAGTACCAGAATAAGAATATATGCCTAATGATCCACTAATAGTAAAATCTCCAGGATTATCTAATGCAGATAAGTCGAATTTATACGTTTTACCGTTTTGTAAAAGTAAAGTTCTTGCCGCAAAGTTTTCAATAGACAAATAACCACTATTTGTTGTAACGTCAAAGTTTACAACATCGCTACCTAATTCATTTATTAAATGTCTAGGTGCTGTAGTTACGTTTTTGACAGTATCTAAGAATTTTACCTCACTACCATTATCATCCACCTCAATTTTAGTTGCATCTGGATTACTTTGATCGTGATATATGAATTCTAATAAAACGTCTTCGTCTATTCTGAAATATCTTGATGATTTTGCCATATTGTTTTAGAATCTCAAAAATTTAGGTGACCAATACACTCCTAAACCAATAGAAGGACCAGTGCTAATTACTTGATTATTATTTAAGTTTATACCATAACCAACTCCAATTCCAATAGACCATCCTGATTTCTTCTCATTCTTTCTATTTAGTCTTGTATTGATTAAATTTATATTTTCAATGTCTTTAATTTCTATACCTGGATAACTAGTACTTAATTTTAGTTTATCAGCTCCGTCTACATTTTCTATTGCAGCGAATAAGCTTAATGTTTGTTTTAATTCAAATCTGCTGTCTAACACTTTAAATTGACCAAAGTCATATTTTAAAGTAGAAGTTCCAAATAGAGATCTACTATTACCTCCACCGTAATCTTTAAACGATTCATATTTTACTTCCGCTGAAGTTGAATCTATTTGTGTTACGTTAGTATTTGCCAGTAAGCTATCTTGAATTTCTAACTCAGCAGAGATTAAAGAATTAACATCTGATAAATCATCGTTTAAGTCCAACGCCTTTTTATACCTGTTAGTCATCTTAATAAGTTTATTATCTTTAATTGATAAATCAACCTTATAAGATCTTATCTGCGCTAACTGATCACCGTTATCATTTCTTAGAATATTAACAGAATCCTGAGAAGCCATCATATTATTTAAAGAAATTTCAGCGTCTTCTTTTGCATACTTAACATCCTGTTTCAAAGATGATACCTGGTCACACTGTCTTAAAAACAACAGTACAAAAAGAGCACCCAATACAAATGTTAGGGTGTTCTTATTTCCAAATATTTTCTTTATAAATTCCATATATTAACTAAATTATTTAGGATTTGAAATGAATTGCAGCATTACATACCATGTATCAGTCGTTCCGTATGGGCCATCAACTGGACAATCAACATTTATATTAGTATTTCCTGATTGCATTTTAGTAAACCTGTAAACTCCTGTAAATGTAGTTGGATCGTTCGTTCCCGTAGGGCCCGATTCATTAGCACCTGAAACCCATCCACTAGGTGAACAATCTTCCACTCCCATGTTGCTTGGGGCAATCGGTGAAGTAGATCCATCATTAGTAATGGTATATGATACGTCTAAGTAAGCATCATTACCGGTCATGGTCTGTCTTCCTGCAGGTGTGTCTCCAGTATCGAACGTAAACGTCGGAGTCAACGGAGTTGAACTAGACGGAGATGGCGTCGGTGAAGGTTGTGGGCTATTACTTGGTGTTGGCGTTGGTGGATTACCACTTGCACTTGGACTTGGCGTTGGAGAAGCCTGTACTCCGCCATCACCTGCCTGTTGAACTGTAATAGAGTTAGTAGTTGATCCGTCAGAGTGATTAACTGATAATACTGCTGATCTGCTACTACTAGTTGCATTATCTAGTACTTCAATATCCCAAGTGTCAGATGTACCTTGTTGTACAATATTAATCCACGTAGCACCTTGTTTATCCCATAGATAACTATCATCTGCTGGAACTACTGTTACTGTTCTTGTGTATGTATATGCCATTTTTAATTTTGTTTGTTTCTAATTTATATATTTTAATTTTATTATCTTAATATTATGTTTATCCAAAGGAGTACTCTCCTCCACCTTCGTCAGCTTCTTCTTCAAATCCACCTGGAGGAGAATAAGAAGTATCTATTGTATAGAAAAAGCTGCTTAAACTACCCGCATCATATAAATTACCGTTAAGATCAGTAACCTCAATACTGTCTGTCTGAATAGAGTTACTGTTAGCAATATTTGTGAATTCATAGTTACCCGTCCAGTTTGAGCCTTTTCCAGTTGGAGCGTAAGGCCCACCTGCATTTGCTCCAGAGACATACGTATCTGATACAGATCCCGGTGCAGCTGGAGATGTATTAAGTGGTACGTTAGTTAAAGTATAAGGTACTGTGATTGGGAAGTTAGCACCGTCTACGCCTCCGTCAAATTGCGAAAGCGCATCAGTGTAATCACCAAAATCAAAGTTTATGCTAGAAAGTACAAGCTGGGTAGTAGCTTCTACAGTTAATGCCCAATTACCATCACTTAAAGCTCCTGTTGTATTAAATGTAATTATGTATTCGGCAACGGTAGCATCAATTGTTATGTTTTGTATATCAGCTGTTCCGCTTTCTGTAATTGAGAATGTATTTTCTACATCACCGTCAAACTGTCTGTTTGTACCAGCGGTTGCATTAATTTTAACTTGAACTGAAGTACTATCTTCGGCTTCAAATACTAATGTACCTCCATTTCCAATTGTTGACCAAGAAGTTTGAGTTGCACCATTAGAGCTAGCAATTACTAATTCTGCAGAATCAAAACTCCAATCAGAAGTAGTAGTTCCAGCAGCAAAGTCTATAGAGTATGTGTTCATTTGTGAACTTCCAACAGGAGTACCGTTTGCATTTGCGTCAATGTTTCCGCCTCCTATAGAAATACTATTATTATTAACTGGTGTACCATCTGCATTTGCATTAATGTTTCCACCTCCTATTATTATTGAGTTAGGAACAGCAGCACCGCATGTTGTACATAATTCTTTCCACTCGTTATCTGAAAAGTAACCTTCAAATACGTTTGTATTTGAGTTATACCTAAGCATACCTGCAGTTGGTGTTACAGGATCTGAAGTATTGTTTAATTTAACAAACCCTTTAAATTCAGCATTAGAATCAATATCTAATATACCAGCACCTAATGTTTCTAATTTAATATTAGTGTCTCCTCCTGATTGAACTATAACACCTGATCCACCTGTTATGGTAGTAGTGTTGTTAGAATCCAAATCAATAGAATCAACATTTATTGCAAATTGAATATTTGTTGCTTGAAATGCATTTTGAATAGCAAATCTAGTTATAGAAGTATTTGCATCGTATGTTCCTGTAAATACTATCTCCTCTCCACTAACATCATCTATTAATGTAAAATAATTATCAAAAGCAATTGAATCCTTTTTAATAGTTAATTTTGCATTAATACCTGCGTTTGTGCCGTCAAGTGAAGATGTTTCGTCAAATCCTTCATCACCTATAAATACAATAGGAGTATAAGCTAAACCTAATCTTTTTGGCTTTAAAATTTTATAAGCAGCTGAGTTAGCTCCAGCTGGATCTACAGAAGACCACGGAGTATTAGTAGTTCCAGTTTCACCTTTTAAACCTTGTTCACCTTTTAAACCTTGATTACCTTTGGCTCCAGTTAAACCTGGATTTCCTTGATCACCTTTTTGACCCTTTAGGCCTCTTGGCCCACCGCCATTTGCTAGTATCTGATCAAAGTTGTAGTTAATTTTCTCAAACTTGATAGAATCAGAATCGCTCGGATGTAATATTTCTCTAATGTTGATTGCCATTTTATGACTTTATTTTTATCATAGGTTTTATATCATAAGAGTAGCCTAATCTTTTATTATATATCAACCTAAAATTCATTGGCTTTTGGACGTGACTTCTATATGCAAAATTATTCTTATCAAGTGTGAAACCATCACTGTCTAATTGATCAATAGTTACTGCATTTATAATCTTAGAACCTTTACCCTTAAATTGTTTAGTGTATAATTGAATAGAATCAAGTATATATGTTTCTATTAAATTATTTTCAGCATATAGTAATGCATCATCAGTCAATGTCTCTTTATTTCCAGCTGAATTAACAGGAGAAACATATCTTGAAATACTCTCTAATACGCCGTCTTTTGCGAGTTTAGTAATTAATGTGTCTGTTATGTAAAAATCGGCTATAATATGATTTTTATTCTCATACAAGACAACGTTACTTGTATTTGCGCTATTTCTTAAAATATCATCAAGTTCTTCTTCCGAAGTAACATACGATGTATTGAAATCAAGAAGATTGTATGAATCCTTAGGCTTCATTACAGTTGACGCTAAATATGATCTTTCTTCGTGAGTGTCTAATGTACCCGGAACATTTGTAGAATTTCCACCTGCCAAAGATCTTGTGTAATATTCAGAATCCCAAGAGGATCTAAATACATTAATATCTTTTTTATCAATGGCTATTTCTCCAATAAGCGGATATAAAGGCAACTTATCACTTGTACTTGAAAGTTTAGTTACACCACTAGGATTTATTTCATTTACCTTATGATAGAAGTGGTTTTTAATTAATCCCCACATAGAATCATGTGTACCATCGTCACTGATAAAACCTAAATTAAACGTGATACCACACTTATTATATCTTCTATAATATGCATCTGCCCTGTTGAACTCATCCAGTTTAGTTAATGAATGTTTATATAAAGACTCTTCGAATCTAAGCTCGTTAGTATTATTAGTCAAATGTAATCTGTTAACTTTAAAGTGAGAATATGCATCTGTAAATGTAACAATAGGTTTCATATCTACTGTATAATTTCCATTGTGTCTTATTAAGAATGGATAATATTCAGAATCAGACATCAAGTTATAACCAATGTTACCTTTAAATAATTTAAAACTTTTAGGCTTATCAGTATCTTCCTCAATGTTAAGATTAGATCTTTGAATTATTTCTGTACCGTCACTAAAATTAATAACAAATCTATTGTTTAAAACAGTTCCGTCGACATCAACTGTTGTGTATGTAATTTCGTCGTTGTTTAGGTTTACTAAGTCTGCAACTGATTTTGCAGTCAAATCTTCTAAAATGACTTTGTGTGCATTTGCACCACCACCAACATATGTATAAACTGCACCACCTTGAATAGAGTTTGGTAAAAATTCAATATCTAATATATCGTTTTCGTCAACAACGTTAATTGGTTTTCCTGATATTTTTAATGAATTATCTGAGTCTACTGCTGTTACAGAAACTTTATAAATCGAATTAGTACTATCATTAGGGAATAAATCTATATGAATGTCACCATATAAACCATTATCACCTAGTGTTATTTGAGAATCAAATTGAGGTAATGTCCCTGTAATATGAGAAATACCAGGAATAGTGTAAGGTCCTTCGTCTGACCAGTTTATTGAAGAATCATTGAATTGTAATGCACCGTTAAACTTAGTATCAGCATATGTAAAATCATTTAGATTAGAATCAAATACTATTTTATGGTTTAATTGATAAAGTAGTTTTCTATTCATGTTATTGTCAATCCAAAAATCACCTAGGTTTAAAGTAATATACATGATAACAAACTTAAATTGTTTGTTTTGAATTACCTCATATGATATACTATTAGTTTCAGCATCTTCATTGACTTTAAGAAGTACACTGAATTTATAGCCATTAAATTCACTGCTGTTTACAAATTCACTAGCTGTTGTGTTTACAAATTCTTTTCTGTTTTTAAAATCAACTTTAATACCTTTAAATACTGTGCTTGCATGTGATATATTATTACCACCATCTACTAGCGAATATTTCTTTAAAAGGTTAGTCTTAATGTATGAAGTAATAGAATCTTCTAGTGAATTTATTTCTGGATCATTTTCAAAAATATCGTCATATATGTCTACTAGATCTTCTGATGTGAGTTTCTTTTCAAACCCATCACTAATCATAAACATATCAAAGTAATTATTGACGGTACTTTTAAATAAATTAGCGCTTAAGTCAAATCCTTCAATAAAGTTAACATAACTAAATGTATCGTTAATTTCATTGTACTTTAAATACTTAGGTGGTTTTTCCATATAGAACCACTCATGTGTCATAGATTCTCTGTCTCTTTCAGAAGTTGTTAAATCTGGGGAGAAATTAGTTCTACCAAAAGCTTCGTTAACGTTTAAATAATATGGCTGTTCTCTAACTGTCACAGCATCTTTGAGTACCCACTTGTTAATGTTAGGCACTACTCTAGAATTAGTAGCATATTTCTTTAAGTTATTCTCTTTAAGTCTATCGAACTCTGAAGTTATTTGATCATTTTCTTCGTCATCTACCGATTCTTCTGTTAATATTTTAGATAAATTAGAGAAGTAATCAATTGGATTCAATTCAAAATCTTCACTAAAAATATCTCTAGCACTTAATATAGTAGTTTCAAGTCCAGTAGTTTCATCGATATTGTTTACAGCATTTGTATAAGGTTCATAATCTATTTCAGATTGAGTCTCATACACTAATTCTTTTATATCTGAATTAGAAGTGTCATAAAAATCAACGTTTAAGTCGTACATGTCATATGCTGAAAATAAACCCAATCTGACTTCATTTTCATAATACACTTTACTATCACCATCTGTTAAATCATTCTTATCCTCTAAAATTACTTTAGAAAAATCACTGTTAGTCCTTGTAATATCTTCTACAACATCTATTACTTTATTATAAACATTAGCGTATCTGGTTTCTATGTAATCATTTACATTTACTTCACTTAACGTTTCATTATTTATAAATACTGATTTCCTAGGAGCATTACCACCTGAAAGGAAATATGCATCATATCTTTCTAATATCGATTGTCCTGGTAATAAATCTATTGTCTCTCTAAGTTGTAATCTATTATATAGATCCGCATTTTCTAGTGTTAAGAATTCATTAACATTACCTTTACCTAATAATAAACAAGATTGCATTAACTCATATCCAGATACTTTACTAACTATATAAACTATTGATCCAACGTTGTGTGCAGAAAATCTAGTTTCATTACTATCGATACATGCTGCTAATGCGACAGCAACATTAGTTGTTGTACCTTGATTAGAATACCTGTACCCTTCAAATCTACCAGCATCGATTTGAGATTCTGCTCTGTATATACTATTTTGTAAATTTAGATTGGTTTGAATTTCATCATTTCTAACAATACAATCACCCTGTGAAAGTATTCTTAAATTTAGATCTCCTAAGTTGGCATGTCTTTCAGTAAAAAATAAACTTTTAACACCAACCGAAACTGAAGTATCGTATGTAATATCAAAAATGTCTCGGAATAATTCTGAATCTTCTAAAACAGTAAGAGGAATATCATTAACACTAGTACCAAATGTTACCTTGTTGTAAATAGTTTTAATAGTGTTTGGCATATCTGCCGCAGCTACTATCGAAAATGTTTTAGGTGTATTTGGATTTGTAGGGTCATCAATTGCAAATACAATCGTTTCTCCTTCAACATGCTTAATGAACGTAAATTTGTTGGCCTCCTCTTTAATATTCGTGATTCCTAATGAATCATTAGTAGATGGTGTATTAGTTATGTTTAGCTTTATAAAGTCGTAGCCGTGATCATTGTTTTCAACCAGGTCAATTGATCTACCAGTGTCTTTTATACCTAATTGATCAGATATGTAATTGCCGCCATCTTCTATGGCAACTTTCCATTCTTTAGCATCATATACTGTATTACTTGAGATATTAAATAACTTATTTCCAGCGCTAGCGTATGCTAACATCGGCATCGTAGTAATTTGTTTATATGATGGTATTGCAGTTTCGGGCTTTATTGCATCGACTAAAGAATTTAATTCTTTAAAATGGTGTATTTTACCATCAATAGAGAATATTCTACCATAACCTGAATCTATTTCATCTACAAATAATCCGAAGTATCTATTTACACTGTATTCCGATGCTAGATCATCATCAAATAAAAACTCTAAATTAATTAAGTTTGCCGAAGCTATTTGATTTCTTCTAAATGCATCAGTTATATAGTCATTTGCTTCAATTAATGGCTTATCAGTTAGTACATAGTCTTTATATAAATATTCTCCTTTAGATGTAAATCCTCCTTTGATAAGATCGATTCCGTTAAAATTAGATTTCTCAGACTTTTCAAAGTTTACAGTAATTGGAGCTGAAGGAAAAGTTTCGTCTTGTACGTGATTCCTTAAATATGTACCTATGTTAGAATTTCTAGTTAAATCAAATGATTTGATAATTTCTGAATTTTTAAGAAGGCTTTTGATTCTACTTAAGTTGTCTGCAGCATTATCTTTAAATTGTAAAGATCCTACAGGATCATTAATTCTATAGATAACAAAGTTTCTAGGTATATGAGTATCTAACCATATTGGTGCAAATATTCTAAAATCTTCTGTGTGAGATTTAGAAAAATTATAGTTTGTACCATATTGATATGATTCTTCTATTTGTTTTTCATAACTATCTAAAACGGTAATATCTGAATAGTCTCTTTTTGTTTGGAACATGAGCTCGTTTGGAGTTGAGTTCACATTATAGAAATTAGCAATATCGTACGCATATCTACCATCCTTGTTAATTGAAAACTTCTTATATTCTATTGCCGCCAATTCTTTACTGGCATTTATACTTTCTAGGTATAGATTATCATCTTTGCTAACAACTAACTTAACATTAGTAGTAAGCTTAGGATTTGTTCTTAAAAGAGGTTTAGAAACGTTATCTAATTTGTAATTAGACTCCAATTCAAAATTAGGGCCTAGAGCTTCAATAATGGAATCATCCATTATAGGCATATTATATGTATAGTTTGGGTTTTCGGTAGGATCTCCACATAAATCGCAATTATCACCAGTGTAAATACTTATTTCTTGTTCACTTCCAAGTCCTATGTCAACAGAGTTGATACCAGATACTTTAATATATTGTGATGTGTGCTTGTCTTTAATGATGTTTACCGCATCTGCCATTGTTTCAGACCATACAGTGTGTATAAACGTTAAGCAATCATATCCTCTGGGTTGTATTGTTTGTACATCTGTGCCTGTAAAACTATCGATTAAACCCTTAAGTGGACTTTCATTTACTGCAACAGAATTACCTTCATCTGTCATTGTAATATCGAAGCCAGCATCAACTACATATAGATTCCAATATTGAGAAAGTGTTCCAGCCGATGATCCTGAATTAATTTGATCTGTGTTCGAATTACAAGCATAGAATACATAATATACGTTAGTGTCATTTATACCACCATCACCAGCCGTAAATTGCAGCGAAGTATCAGATGTTGGTCTAATATATGTTGCACAACTACCTAATTTTGATATTTCAGAATTCTTTACAAACTGATTTTGATTGTTAAATCCAAACCAGTTAAATCCAAACCCATCGCCTTCGTTGTCCCATACTAAATAATCACCATTAGTATCTGCGTATACACCTGCAGGTGCCAAACCTTCTATTAGGTTTTCATCTGCAGCAAGTTGGCTTACGAATATTGGAATATTTCCTTGAGACAGCTCAAGAAATGTTATAGCCGGTGCAGGTTGTCCACTATTAACTTCTGGGAGTCTATAGTAAATATCTTGCGTATCGGCATATGAACCGCATACTTCATCGACACTTGTCGCATATGTTAATTGACCTAAACTATATGTGTTATAATCTAGTGGTTCAGGACAATCCCATGATAATGATCCACCGTTTTGAGTCCATTCATTATTGACGCCTCTTTTATAATAAGTTACGGGCTCGGTTTCAGCCTGATATAAACCAGCTGGGATTAATCCCTCTAATTCAACATTAAAGCCATTAGCAAATTGGTTTGCTCTATAACTACTAACAAACAAGTATGTGTTGTCTATGACAAGTGTTTGTAGGTTTTTTGAAGGATCACCGGGAGCGTTAACTCCATAAAACACCTCTACTACTTCGCCTCCAAGATCATTACAAAGATTAGTCTCTGATCCAGAATACCTAACTCTGGTTTTTTCGAATAAATTTGATTGTGCTTGACATGCTCCGATAGTTAGTATTTTACCATCTTGGTCTAATGTTACTACTTGTTCTTGATTTCCCGATACTAGTTTACAGTATGTTGCAGCCCCAGTAGATCCCTTAGTTGCTGAGAATGAAGAGCTAGTATATAAAGTATCACCTACTTCAAGATCACTTAATTGTGTTGCCTCTTGTGTTGCGAACCATGCTGAGGTATTTGTTGGCTCTAAACATGCATCATCTTCATTATTAAAAAATGAAGTTGTATCAATTTCAAAGAATGCAGGAAATGAAATATTTATTGCAATATTAATATCAGTACTAGCTCCTTCAGAATCTGTAGCAGTTAATACTACAGTATCTTGTGAAGTAGAACCTGTGTTTGGTATATATGAAACTGTTTTATTAGTTTGGTCTAGTGTTGCGACTCCTTTAACACCTTGAGCAATCTGATATGTAATACTATGATTTTCTAGATCTGTTGCGTCAAATGCAGTACTTACAGCAGTTGTCTGATTTAGACTAGTAGATATTGAATATTCTGTTATATTGTTTCCATTTGCATCGACAAATACTGGAGCAATGTTGGTTTCAGCTGTTATATTAATAGTAACTGTTCCAGTAGATGAATTACCAGCAGTATCTACTGCGGTATAATCAAATGTCTGTGTCTTGTCACCGTCAGCAAACACCAACTGAGGTGCTTGATATGTTGTTTCGCCGTTAGTAAGAGGTGTAAGAGATGATCCTGATATTATAGGGTTTAAATTACCCAGTGTAATTGTAAGGGCAGTGTCAGCATCTGTATCATCACTTACTAGTGTAAATATGTTAATAACTTGATCTTCTTCTGAATCAAGACTTATAGTTAAATTACTAGCGGTCGGTGCACTATCACCTACAATAACTCCGTCACATGATATATCTTGTCCAGAATTACTCCAACCACTTGGAGGCACAGAAACTGTAACAGCGTATGTTGCAGAACCACTTTGAATGTCAACTGGCGATACGGCTGTTACTACACCAGCATCGGTTACTATTAAACTAATGTCAATTGTTGTACCAACAGATAATCCTGATAAAGCACTTAGGTCTAAGTTAACATCACTACATGCAAAACCTATAAGACCTGAACTACTTGGTGTAGGAGTTGGCGATGGTGAAGGTGTTGGGCTATTACTTGGTGTTGGCGTTGGTGATACATCTAGAATATCTATAGCTACAGTATCGTAAGGACTCATGCTATTACCAGCGCTATCTGTCAGAGAAAATATTAATTCTTCTGTACCTTCAGCAAGACTATCATTTTCAAGAACGATGTTAAATGATGCTCCCCATTTAAATGGATCTGCATTAAACCCTGTATTTGTCAGCGATATTTGTCCACCTGTTGATAAGTTAATATCGTCATATTCTGCCTGACTGTTCGCATCTATATCATAATTAACAGAAACACCGTTTAAATCACCTACTGCTGTAATATCAAGTTTTACGGCCTCGCCTTCACTTGCTTGTGTCAGTGTAGTGCCATTACCATCAATAAATCTAATATCTAGATATGATACTTGACAGTTTGTAAAGACACTCGTAGTCTGTCCAGTTGCACTATTAATTTGTATTTCACCGAAATAGGTAGCGCTCTTTATTGCCCACCAATTAGTTCCAGCTTGACTGTTAAGGTCTGTTGCGTCAATTTCGTTGCCAGCCGACGTGTTTAAAGTAGCATCTTTATATAATTGTAAACCACTAGGAAGTGTTGGTGTAGTAATCACACCATTGTTGTCGTCATAGAAGACTTCGACTTCTGACACATCAGTACGATCAAAGCCACATGCCGAAGTAGAGCTTGCTGATGCTAGAAATAATTTAAAACTTTGTGCTGCCATTTATCGTGTTACTTGTTTTATTAATAGAGTACTAACTACTTTCTCTATTATATATCTAACATAATAGCAGTAGCTTTTCCATATTACCTTACAGAATAACCTTTAAAGTCGTACATTCTTCTATCAACTGCAGATGTATTCGTACTAGGTACGTTTCTAACTAGTTGAGCGGCTCTTATTGAGTTTAAGTTTTTACCCTTTGCACTGTACTTGGCAAATATTTCTAAATCAAATGTAAAGTGTTGATCAAATTTATCAAAAATATCAAAACCAATCTTTTTTGTATACGTTAAGTTAGGGAAAGTTAATTTAGCTTGTCCACCAATTCTTCCTCTATCAGAAGCTGCATCATTACCAAAATAATCTGTCATTCTATATTGGAATACAACATCAACTGTAAGTGCATTAGAATTATCTAAACCTGATTTATCTCTACCTTTAATAGACTTTCTAGATTGTTTAGTTTCTCCATCAACAGATAATGTAGCTAAATTAATAGGAGACATGAATAAGAAAGATCCACATGATCTTCCACCTAATAAGAATTGATCATTAGAATCGAATGACATTTTAAATGTTCTGTCACCAGCTGCTATAATTTGGCTATCTTTTGTATCTTGAAATCCTAATTGTTGTTTAGCTTTAACATTATTAATATTAATAAAGCTTGCTCCAAAAGCACCAACAGATCTAAACGATTTACCTGATACAAACGTAGAAGTTATTGGCATTGTATGTGTAGCTTGATTTACAAGAACTTGTAATGCCTCCTTTTGTGTAGTTTCTGAATATGAAATTGCATTTCCACTTCCGTCTACCATCCAGTTACTGTATTGGTTTTCTAAATCAGGATGATCTTTATGCATATAAATACCCGTGTTATACGCTGCTGCACCTATTGTTCCAACAGAACACACATCTACCATATTTGTATCAAAATCAGAATTTAAGTTAGATGCATTTGCATGTACACCAAATGTTCCAGTCCAAATAAAGTCATTTGAAGCTCCGTTACCTGTTGGTGTGTTTAATTGAATAGTTGCTGGATCGGCTTCAAATGAAGCATAGCTTAAAACATATTCGTAATTAGTTAGACTAGCATTTGCTCCGTCTATTAATGATTCAGTTACATAAAGAGGATTTTGATTAGCAACGTCCATATATCTATTGTATATAAATTGTCCCCTTCTTTGTGCAGACTGGTATGGCGCCTCTAATAATAAATCTTCTACATTAGCAATTGCAGATGGAGCCACGTTTTGATATTGTATCGGGGCTAAATCGTATTTACCTTGTGATGTGTAATAAGTATCAGTTGCAACCTTAGTATCAATGCTTGATGTTTCTTGATCATTTAACTGAACACCGAATCCATTACCATGTTCTATAGAACCTGAACCTGATGATTTGTAAACTGGTTTAGTTCTATCACCTGTTAATCTTGCAACTAGTTCTAATTTCGTTGCTTTAGTATTTTCTAATAATAATTTGAATGTCTTAGTAACAATGTGACCTTTCTTAACTGTAAGTTCTGCAACTTCGTCAACATAATAACCAGCAAATACTTGGTTAACAGTGTTGTTTTGTATAACTGATACCGTACCGTCTTCTGCTCTCATTGTAACTACTAATTCACCAACTTCAGCTTCAATACCTTCTTTAAGTGCAGCTATTTGAGATTCTAATGCAATTAGTTTGTCAAATACTGAAATAGGTTTTTGTTCTGCTGATAAGAAACCTGATGCAATTGATGCCGCATTGTGAGCATAAAACTTTTCATTAGCTACAAAGCTTTCATCAACGTGTGTAAATACTCCTTTAGAGGTTAATTCTTCAGATATTTTAACCGCAGCTACTTCCGCTAAGTTTTTCTGAACTAATCCATCTAAATCAGTTGTGTCTATCTCAGCCTCTGGAAAATCAATAGTAATTGGTGCTGACCAATCAGAATATATTGGGTTTGCAGGATAACCTGCTTCAGAAATAGATCTTACTCTAATTTCAACTAGTTCGTTTTGATTAATTGCAATATCTAATTGATTAAAGTTAATTTCTTGTGCATCTTCTACTAAAGATTCTTTCCACTCAAATTTTCTTAATCTTTGTCCAAGGCGTGCATTAGTTACTTTAGTAACTCTTCCTCTTGGTCTAACGCTAGTTTTAATTTCATTCCAATTTGAGAATACTGCAGTTTTCTCTCTGGTACCATCTGTAAACGGTAACTGAGAAACTTCTCCTGATTTACCATTTGTTGATAAGTACCTATATTGTACTGAGAATTGTACTACGCTTTGAGGAACTGTGTCTGCAACTTTCTTAGGCGCAGGAACAGCCCAAAAACCTCTAACTCTAAATTTAGGGGAAATATTTGTAGCATTAGTACTAGAAGATAATGATTGAATTTGATTTACTAAACTATTGTAGAGTTTAGTTTCACTTGCTCTTTCTTCTATTAATGCATTAAGTTCACTTTTATCTTTATCTCTTTGAACCTCAGATTCATATTTCTTAGTTGAAATTTCAGTTCTTTTCTTAGAAATAGTATCGTCTAATTTCTTAATTGTTTCTTCAACCGAGGTTTTATCTGCCGAGAACTTTTTAATCTTATCAGATGCGTCATTCTTAGTCAGGTGTCTGTTAATTTGTACAACCTTAAAGTTACTGTTGTTCAATGTTGGAGCATCAGGTGTCACACCTATGGTTGCAGGTGGGATAGCGTCATCTTTAAGTGCCTTGATATACTGACCAAAGTCTGCAACATTTTCCTTGTAATAATCATCTAATCTAATGAACGTTCCGTCTTCTTGTAAAAGAGTTAATTCATTTGTATATAATCCAACACCAGGTGACCATTTTTCTGCCAACATGTTTGAATCAGGATCAATAGCTTTAATAAATACTAAAACTCTTTCATTGAATCCACAATTAACTTGTACAGATAGTCCACCTTTAATGTACTTATAAATAGACAACGAATCAGCACCTATCTTAAGTGCTTCGTAACCTTCTATTAATTCTAGTTCTAATTGTCTTGTAGATCCATCTATTTTTGAAATCTTATATCTAGTGTTCTTATTGCCATTATTAAGCATTAGTTCATCACCAATTTTAAGAAGTTCAGTATCATCTAAATCTTTACCGTTATCAGAGTATGTTAATTTATCTACAGTTATTAGTTTAACTGCTTTCTTTTTGGTAACACCTTTAACAACAACATCTTTTTTCATTGTATCGATAGAAGTAATATCAAACTTACCAGCATATTGGCTATTTCTAAAAGGTAAATCTCTTACCTCTTCGTCAACAACATATGTTAAATTATTATTTACAACATCTCTAATAACACTATAATAATCAAGCTCTTCTCTATTCTTAAAGTTTTCTTTAAAAAATTCAACTGTAGTTTCGTTGGTAGAATCAAAAATAATTCTTTTAATTAACACTCTTTCAGTATCGTCTGGAACTTGTCCAGAAACATCTAAAGATGTTGTCAATAATGGATTTAAGAAATCTTCAAAGAAATAATTACTTTTGGTAGCAAAACGTTCAGGTCTAATTACACTAGTAATGTCATTAGCTGGTGTTTTTAAAGCTGAAGTAATAATACTTTGAAAACTACCATCTGGTAATTTAATTTTAGTATTACCTTTACCTAAACCTGTAAGTGCCTTTAAGTTTGTGTCTAATCTATCTAACTCGCGTTTCATATAACCGAACGCAGGTACATAAACTGTAGTAGTTGTACCATCTGATGCTAAGATTTCCAAAGGAATATCTTTCTTTTCAGTGGTTACCGCTTCGTTAACTCTTTCATATATTTTTAAAGAGTTAGCATTGATTTCAAGAAGCTTCTTGAGCGTGTTAGAAAGTGAGTTGTTAGTATTCATATTATCTTAAAATATCTGCTTCAAAGAGATAGGTTGTAGGATCTACACATATTATCTCAATATATGGTTTATTTGTTAAAAGTTGACTAACATCTATTTCAGCAACTAATTTATCAAATCTATTAACTTTATCAGAATAGATTTTAATATTGTTACCCTGCATGTCTATCGTATCAAATACTATCTTAAGTGTTTGACCAACTTTCCATGAAATAGAACTGTCGTCAATGTATATATTCAGATCATTATTAGGATCCGATGATAACAAGCCGTTTAAGCTTAGTCTATTAGTATATTCTTGTAGTTTTGTCCAGATTGCAAACTTATCAGCACCTTGACCATTGACATTTGCATCGAATGGCTCAGCTGTAGATAATCTTGCAGCTAGAGCTTCTGCAGCTATATTGTATATCCAAGCTTCGCATAAAGAATAACCATATACTGTGTTATTAATTTTTATTTTATTCTCAATAGTTTTATCAACTGCAGTACCTTTACCATTAAATATAACATCAGTGTTGTATTGTAATTCTACTGGAACCGTGCCATCGATTAATCTATTAATTTTATCGTGTGCCTTAGTTATTAATTGTAATAAAGATTTTGAATCTTGTAATTGAATAGATGCATCTTCAAAGTCAGACTCTACTGCGGTAATTCTATTAACAAGGTCTTCACTATCGTTAGAACTTAAAACTAATGATTCTATATCATATAGTCGTGTGTTAATTCCTAAGTATCTTGTATTTGCCTCTAAAAGCAATTGTGTTGCATTCTCAAGTGCAGTAGTTGTGTCCATGAATAAATCCATAGAAAATGTTGTAAAATCATTAATTGAAGTTTCAACACCTACATTATCGAGAGAAGAATTAAATTTTAAGTTTAGCTTTAATGAGTATGCATTACCGTTAAGTCCAGTAACTTCATTTGGCTTATACTTAATTTGTTCATGTATTTTTGTACCAGGACCGAATGCATCTTTAATATCATCTAAGATTAGAACACCATATAAATTAGTAGCTCTATTTGCTGGTACTGATTCACTGTAAAGATCATAATAAATTAATATAGCATTAAATCTAAAGTCCTGTCCTTTTTTAGAAAATTCTAAAATAGAAGAAGTGTCTGGGTCTTGCTCTATTGCCGCATAACTTCCAGCATTAAATTCAATCTGTACAGAATTGGTTGCGTTAGTTTGTATATCGTAATATGGTCCACTTTCGGCATTATATTGATCAACAACTGAATCAATGTTAATATTTGGATCTGGATGTGCTTGACCTTCTCTTCCTTTAATATAATCATCTGCATATAATTTAGTAGCAGTTGTATTATAATTAGTTGGTCTAAATAATACAGTCGGTGTAAAACCTACTGATGTCGGAACGTTAACATAAACTTCATGATATGTATTATCAGAATATGTTACGTCGTTCTCTGCGTCAATAGTACCAAGATATTTAACTAATCTTTCGTAATTTGCACCACCTAATATAGCATTGTCATTTTCTGCATATAAACCATTAACACTCTCATTAGAGTCAGTTGGTCTAAAATCTACAGCACCTAGTTTTGACATCCATTTAAAGAATACCTTTTCAGCATCTGATTGCAAAATAATCGGATCATAGTCGTCATCTCTTAAAAGAAGTTCTTCTAAGTTAAGCGCATAATTTTGAAAAGTTTGTGCGAAATCGACATTTGGCATCGATGCAACATAAGATTGACCAGATGCTTGTTTTAAACCAAGTTCATAGTCAATAACATTAGAACCATTTACTGATTGTGTAAAATCTGGTAAGTCAAGTAATGCATACTTGCTAAATTCAAATTTTAGATCAGGATTATTAAAGGCCCTAGTTATGTCTCTCGCAGCCGATGCGAATGCGTACATTGTGCCGCCTTGCGGTTGAGGTATTCTAACTAAAGGAGTCGCCATTTATTTATTAATTTTGTTTATTAAACGATAGTTGCTTTATGTGAGCTAACTACGTACCAAGTATTTCCAAAACATCTTAATGTAATTGTTGAGTTAAGTCCGATAAGTGCAATTGAAGTTGCTCCTAAAGAAACGCCTGCAGCTACTAAAAGAGTAACCGCTTCTGTTGCGATAAGCATAACTTCATGACCATCAGTTGCAGCCGGCATTGTAAAACCATCACCTATAAAGTATGTTGATTTTTCAATTGTAGTTGGTGCAGCGATTGTCGTAGCAGTTGCAGCTGAACCTACAACGCCGCTAAATATCACATTGCCTGCGGCCGTGATAGCATTGTTGAATGTAAAGTCTGTTCCTACTGTTCCACCGTTTGAATTAACTTGTAATAACGTTAAATTGTTTTGCAAAACTGTAATAGCTGAAGTAGTAATGTTAGTTACTCCACTTAAAACCGAAGTTGTCGGATTTAATAGAGCAGTTACACTAGCTAACTCATCGTTTAATAACTCAAAGTTATTATTAATAGTTGGTCTCGATGATGATACCGAGTCAGTTCCTAAGATTTCTGTAATGTTTGCCATTTTATTTGTTTATTTTACTTTTAGCATATTTCGTTTTACAACGTTTTTGTTTCCATATGTGTCTTCTGCTTCGAGCGATATGGAGTAATATCCAGGTTGCTTGAATATGTAAGTCAACCACATATTATTATAGTATATATCAGTGATTTCTGGATTACTTATATTCTGAATAGTCCACTTTGAATTCTTTGCTCCTGGGAACTTAGAAATGTCAGTAGAAATAGTCACGTGCGTAGATCTTTCAACCTCAGCATAATCTTTAAATACTTTAGTATCATCCCATGTTGGATTATAATGTACTGTGTGATTTTCACCACTAACACTAGAAGTACTTGATGGATTACTTGTTTTTATTTGAACCTGATCAAAATCATAAGTGTATGAATATTCTTCACCTGTTGCCAAAATGAATCTGAATATGTCGCTTTCTAATGGATCAACTCCATCAACGTCTTCAAGTACTGGGTTATAATTAAATTTACTTATAATAGGATCAGTACTGTCGTTTAATTCTTGAGCTATTGCATTCCATGCGAATAAATCAGAAGTACTAGTTGGCGTAGTAGAAAGTATTGTGTGGTTACCTATAAATGATTGACCAGATCTATCAACGTGTGTTACTTTTAATGTTTCACCTTGAGATATGTCGTTTATTTTAAAACTTGAAGATAAATCTGTTCCAACTCTCATTGCTTCCCACCACAAGTGTTCAGTATCTTTCCATCTAAATGTAGATTCATCATATGTGTACGGTCCTGTATTTTCACTAAAACCAATTTCTGAATAAACATCAACAAATCTCTGTACTGTTGAGAATCTAATACCCTGATCATCTTCTCTGTGTACATAATTTGCTCTGTCTAATGTTAAGTAAAGCGTAGCTATATCATCTTCAACCTTTGTCAAGTTGTCTTGAGGAAAATCCCAATAACCACCTGATTTGGACCAATCTAATTTCTTAGAATCCCAATCAGTTAGTTCTTTCCACTTATATATGCCATATAATTCTAAATCTTTTAATCTAATATTAATTAAATCGTCCATTCTAAAATGTGATCTATGTCCAAAAAGATCATATGTTCTCATTTCAACAGAATAATTACCAACAAATGGCAGTGTTATTGGAAATACTAAGAAGTTGTCTATTGGACCTCTAAATGTCTGATCATATCCTTGATCTTTATTAGTTATGATCCATTCAACTTCATATACCCATCTTTTCCACCAATTATCCCAAGTTACTTTAAGATTTTCATTTGCATCAACTGCATCATCCCATGTAAATTTAGCTTCGTCCCATATGTCATCAAATGTTAATGTGCCGTCCAAAGTAATAGGAGCACCTATTGGAATATTTTGATTATATGAATTTAATTCTGTGTCATAATAGTTTTGATAAAATTTAGAATGAGCCGCTATTAAATCTTCTCTTTCATTTTGTTCAAGAGTATCTTCATTTCCATACTCTAAATTTAATAATGTGTTGTAATTAGAAGCATCGTTATTTTGATCTAAATGACTTTTAAGAACCATTGATGTGTCTTCTATAAATATAGGTCTTCCCTTTGGATGTGCTTCAAATTTTATATCATGTCCTTCTGTAAAGAAACTAACTCCATTTTGAATATTCCAAACATTTAAGTTTTTCTGAGCAAAATAATCAGCTTCACCTGTAATATCAATAATCTTAGCGTTTAATGGTAAGAAATCTTTTTGTAATCTATTTTTAAGCCCGTATAATTTTATTAGAACTTCTTCGGGTGTAAAATCAAATACTTCCTGTACATTAGGAATATCCCATTGATCAAACGTACCATTAGGTTCATTAATTCTATAAACCAAGCTAAATCTACTAGTTTTCTTAATTGTATTACTAGGAACATTAAACTTTAATCTTTTACGAATCATTTCACCTCGCTTAGATGCGTTAGGCACAGGAACAGCATACATTTTACCGAAACTTTCTGCTGATTTATCAACGTTAAGCCAGTATTCCTTTAGAGTGATTCTGTCATAGCCAAAGAAATCTATAGCATTCAATATAGCTTTATAAGTTCCTACGAATGGCTTAATGTTATGTAGCTCTAGGAGTAGTTCTTTGCGCTTCTTATTAAGTAGCTTAAAATCTGGAGACATTTCACTAATGTCATGTGTTTTAAACAACATAAAATCGCCAACATCTAGTGTTGCGCCAAAGTTAGAAAGTAAAACGCTAAGTCTTTCGTCTTCTTCAATAACTTCACCGTATATTTGTATCTCTGCTATTTTTGTTTCTACACCAGCAACAGACTGATACATGTTTAATGATCTTTTATGTGGTCCTGCTATTTTAGAACTTAAAGCTAAGTTTACCTGTAGTGCAACTTGATTTGCAACAGATAATTCTTTTATACCATTTGCATCAATCGAATCTATTATTGAGTTATCTTCTGCTTCAAATTCAACAAACTCTTTGTTGTCTACTAGAATTTTGCCTTCTGATAGTTTAGTACTGTACATTATAATGTCATTAGACATTCCTAAAACATCTTTTTGCCATCTAAAAATAAATTTTGTAGCATCAACCGTCTCGGCAACTGGTGTATTAGCAGCTAAATCACCTAAATGTTTACATTCCTCTAATACAAAAAGGTTAACGGTTTCATATAGCTGCTCAGAAACCTCATCTAAATAGAGAGTACCTTTCCAGATACCTTCTACGTCTTGAAGTAAATTTAGATCATTGTCTAAGCCGTTAAAAAATCTTAAATTATTGTACATTATCTAATATGTTTATCTCCTTTTTTAACTGTATAGTTTTTATATCCCTTAAGCGTCCTAACGCCTCTGATCATTACAAAAAAACCATCATCTAAAAATGTTAAAAAGTCACGCAATATTCTATTTCTAATAATATGTTTAGACAACATCTTTGTCATAAATCGCTCTTTCATATATTGATTACCTACATTTAACCTAGAATCATGTCTAGTTTTAGCAGCATCATATATTTTACTTTTGTTGTATTTTAATAAGTCTTTAAATAAATTCATTATTTGTTATGACTTTTTTAGTGCTTTTCTATCGCCGGCTTGTAACCTAGTATATATTGTCCTAGGAACAGGATCGCCTTCGAAATTAATACTTAGAGCAGCTTCTGCATTAATTAGAACATCATCAGTAATATCATCACCGTCTCTGTCTTGCCAACCACCTCTAAATACTGCAACTTCTTCTTTCTCCATAATAATATCTCCCCATCTGTCTAAACCAACTACAGTTTCAGGTATAACAGTTGTTTCATCAACAGTTACTACACTAACTTCTTCTATTCTTTTAAAGAACACGTATTTTTGTTTTCCATTTCCAACATTTTCTAAAGTTACAGGATCCTGTGGTACAACCGATACTATTTTAGATTCAAAATAACCTAATCTTCTAGCAGTTTCTTCAGTCTCAGATATAAATTTAACATTAACAGCATCGATACCTTCTATTTCTTCTAATATATAAATAATATCAGACTTAGGTAATTTATCTCTTCGTGTTACGTTTAACAAGTACTCGTCTATTTTAGATCTAATATCTATAGATAGCTCATCTTTTGTAAACCCTTCGAAATATCTAACGTTTACGTCCATACTATATTTTCTAACCTTAGGTTTAACAAAAACAACCTCAGTAGTTACCATTTGTTGTCCGCTATCTTGTAACACTTTACGCATTTTTTCATATTCTTGATCATCGAAAAACATTTCTTCTTGAGGAATAGAAAAATAATCTTGGTTTTTAGCTAATTTCTTTCTAACATCTGGTATTGCAAAAATATAAATTACATTATCATCATCTAAATATTGATCGTCAGTTGTATTGTATGCATCCAAATAAGAGAATATTCCGTATCTTGATAAGAAGTATTCGTAGTTATCAGGTGTTGCTAAAACAAATGACTTACTAGCAAGCGGCGTCATAATTTTAGTAAACTGAGTAGATTCTCTATCCGTTCCCATTTTAGGAGATGATGTAACCGTAATATCTAAGAAATTATTTAAGTCATGTTGCGTACCTACAGAATCTACACCGGTTGCTTGCCACTTTAATGTTAAATCATTAGAATCATCTAAGTTTCCTTTTTTACCATCATGTGTAACATACTCTAATTCTATTTTAGAACCTTGTGGAGGTGCCATACCAAATGCAGTGTTTCCAAAATAAACATCTAATCCACCTGAAATACCTGTTTTAACAAGATATGCTTTTTCATTTCTTTGTAAGTCATAAAGAGATTCTTGTTTTGTCCACAATTCACCGTTAACGCTGACACTTATTTTACTATGATCAGATAGTCCAGCTGTTTGTGCATTAAACGACTGTAGTGGTTCTCCATCGCCCGTAAATGTTTGTATTTCAAATTTACCTTGAATGATTGCAGTATTAATTATTTTGTTGTTACTTTTCTCTAATCTAAATCTATCTTTACTTGTTAGCAAAGTATAAGTTAACCCGTTAAGATCAAACTTTAATTCAGCTCTATTTTCTATTGTAATTCCAGCACCTGATATTTTATCAAAGTCTACACCTGGCTTCCATCTAAATTCTATTTCGCCAGTTGCAGCAAATCCTCTTGTAGAGTCATGACCAGTAAGTCTACTCATACCATATATTGACTCGGGATGTTGAGCAGTGTATATGTTCTGTTCAACTACTGCATCTTCAAGATAAAATAATATTAATTCTTGAATTTCTGTTACTACGCCTATAATTTGAGCAAATGGCGACGCTTCAGTAAATAATGTACCTGCTCTTCCATAAACCCTAGAAATAAAAACTCTAGCATCATCGCTGACCTGTTTTGCGGTTGCTCTTAGTGTACTTATAAATTTTAATTCTGCCATTTTATCTAATGTTTAATTGTACGAGATATTTACTATCTACTGTTATGTCGATATATGCAATATCTCTAACGTTACCCTTAAGGAAGTTAACCTTAGTTGAAACGCTGTATTTTTGTGCTAAAGGGCAATAGTATTTGATTTGCGTATCTAATACGTCCTTTAATTGACCTTCATTATATCCTAAAGAATATATGTAACTTTCTAGATCACATCCAAATCCAGGTGATCCTAAAACATCAGCCTTTCCAGTAAACAAAACAGTCTCGATCTGTTGAACGAGCTGTTCTATTTCACCGTTAGTTTGGACTTGTGTGTCCTGGTAATTCGGGTCTCCTAAAGTTTTTATATAAAAATCCATTTATATATGTATCTCAATTTTTTAACTATGGAACATGAAGTCTACACCTTCATCTCCTTTGATTTCTTCTTCTATTGCTTCTAATTCACTATCACCCATATCTTTAATAGCACTATAATCAAATTCAACATTACCGGGTAATGCAAATTTAAAGATACCTAATTTAGCACCTAATGATTGTTTTATTTTAGCACTAACATATCTAAAGAATATCTCATCGTCAAATAAGGCACAGTCTGGAATAGTCTCATAAAGTTCTAATATAACGTCACCCTTAGGTGTATCACCCATAATCTTTAATTCACCAGTATTTCTTTGGTACTGATAAGAAATAGGATTTTCTAGAATCTGTCTAGACATATCGGCTAACGAAGCATTTAATACATAGTATTGTAATTCTTCTGCAGCTTCAGCAGGACCTGATCCATTATACATATTTCTAAATAACATTCTTTCTAATGCAAAATCCGCACCGGGTTGGAATCTAAGATCCATTCCAGATCCAACTGAATTCCATCCAGATGTTAAATCATATACACCATATACTGAAAATACTCCACCTCCACCTGCTCCAGGTGTACCTGAAGGTGCTGGTGCTGGTAAATTAAGGCATCTGTTGTTTATAAAATAATCTGAATTAAAAGTCTCAAAGGGAATATGATAATAGTTTTCTCTAACAGAGTCTTCATATTTCTTATACATCCATTTTTTAGCCCTATTAATTATGTTAATAATTTCTTTTTGTGGCAGATTTACAGGCAACATACATGCACCTGTAATTTCTTCGGCAATTTCTGTTAAGAAATCGTTTAGACATGTAGTTCCAAAATCCCTAGGCGTTACTAAATTCTTATCGTTTCCGGTATAACCACCGCTTCTAATTTCACTCATTTCTTAATTTATTTTTTTACTAACTACAACTTCAGTAGTATCTCCTATTCTGGCATCTTTTCCCAAGAAGCCTTCTCTGTATATACCACCAATTGTTCTACCTTTAAATACACCATCGCGTCCAAATATAAAACAATTAGTAGCTGTAGCGCTACCATGAACATAACATGATTCTATTTTACTATCTTTTATTTCTGTACTACTATAAACGTTGCACCTTTTAATCATAGATCCTTCTATGTTGCAATTATACATTGCAGAGTTTTCTACATTACCTCTAATGTCGCAATCTATAAATTCATATCCATCTAAAATGAATACTGCCGGGAAAACTCCGTCCTTTATTTGAAGTGTACCATAATCAGAATCATAATTAATAATTCCTCTTTCCATAGTACCATTTGATATTAAATCAATTACTCTATCTTTTATTCTAGGCCACTGAACTTTAACAACTTGATCATTATCTTGTAAATCAACTAATACGTGAATATTAGGGAAATATTTGTTTAATTTAGTATGATCTTTTAGTGATTCTATAAAAGGTTTGTTCTTATTAAGAATTTTTTTAAGTTCTATTCTATTTTGTAGTGTAAATCTAGTGTCATTGCATGATTTCCACATTTGCATAATAAACCTTTCACATAAGTACAAAATTTGTTCTTTACTCTTTTGATAATCTACACCTCCAATATATCTAAATTCTAGATAGTTCTTTTCAGCCTTAGAGAAATTAATCCCGTAATATTTGGAATCTGCATATTTAAAATTAAGCGGTGAAATATGATCTTCATCGAAGTAATATGCTTCTCTTGATGGCATAACCCATTTTATACTTTTAGCATATGTTGAGCCTTCTCTTTCTGGGAAGAAATTATAAATCTGCTGCTCGTCAAACTCTAAAATAAATTTAAGTATATTCATTTTAGAAACCATTAATGGATCTTCTAAATAATCTTTTTGAAAGGACATATTCAAGTGAATACTTGCACGATCAGTAGTATAACCGTTTTTGTCAATCCAATCTAACATTTTAATAATAATTATTCTGGCGTTTCTGTAAGGAATTGGACCAGTAACAAGCTCTATAAGTCCCTTACCACCTGACATGTCAGGTTCCATTTTAAAGACTTTGTCATCAGGTACGAAATCTGAATGGGCCTTTTCTTCCAGTTGAATTTTTCTATTCAATAGATCAGAAAGAGACTTTTGTGTATCTTCAAGCCCCATGTTAGAATAGAACTCAAACTCCACGCCTATTTGCGCGGAGTTCAGGATCTGTTCTTTTGTAGATTTTATATTAAGTTTTTGCATCTAGAGTATGATATTACCGTTTGATTATATATCACACTCCCGTTTAAACTTATTGTGGTAGTTTAAGAAATACTTTCATTGAGTCGACATCGATCCTTGTAATTTGTACAGTGATCTCATCTCCTGGTTTAAATACTGACATTGTATCTTCTCCTATTTCGCTTATATGTAACAATCCTGTTACACCATCTTCTATTGTAATAAATAAACCATAGTCCTTTTTAGTTTTAACTTTAGCAGTTACATTTGAAGGAATTTGGTATCTAGACTGAATATCTACCCATGGATTTGTTTCTACGTTTGCTTTCTGAGTCAGTGTTATTTTCTTCTCACTTACTATATCTTTAACTTTAAACGCAATGGCGTCTCCTGGCTTAATTTCTCTAGCTTTAAACTTAACTAATGTTTCTTCGTCTAAATCATTATTGTGAATCATTCCAGTTAAACACTTATTAAACTCAACAAATACACCATATTTAGCGGTTCCAGTAACATGTCCTGTTTGTTCGTTATCAATAGTTTGTTTTAATTCTTCTATTTGAGTAGGAATCAATGCTTGTAGATATTTTCTATGTGATACTACTAAAGTACCTCTATCTGGTGAGAAACTAACAGGAACAACATACATTTCAGTATTTATGATAGAACTAAAATCATGAAGTTTATTAATACCCGCTAATGATCCAGGCATAAAGCAATCAATTCCTTGAACACTTACTATGTAACCTCCATTTTCAATCATATTTACTACTGTACCGACCCAAGCAGTGTCACCTTTTTCAACACCATCTCTAAGATCCATAAATGTTTTTTGTTTAACACCACCGCTGATGCTTCCAATAACATGTGATCCTGGTTGATATGTTGTAATTAACACCGAGGTAGCTTCACCTGGTCTAAGGGCTTGAACTGCCTCAGTTTCTTTTTCAAACTTAATATAAACTGATTCTCTGTAACCGATGTCGACAGTGATAAAGTCTGAGGTCACCGCAAATACAGTACCATCATATATTGCACCTTCTGTTAATTCAGGCAACATATTGACATTAGACTCATACTCTTCCATCTTATCGTACAACTCTTGAGCGTACAATTCTCTGGAGAATACTTTATCTCCGTTTCGTGTTTTAATATGTGGATTTGGTTTTCTAAGTCTGGTTACACAAGTAGCTTCATATTCTTCCCACATGAACTCTCCATCTGCATTATACCATGGATCTTTGGTATCTTCTAATTCTTCCTTCTTAGTTGTTGATTCTACTACTATTTCAGTATTCGATTGTACTGTGTTTTCTGCTAAAGTGACCGTAGTTTCGCCGATTCTAGCTCTTTTTGATTTGTTTGTCATTTTTTTTATATTAAGAGTGTAACATATTATATATCCTTCTATTTTTTAGAACACGACAGGCACAAAACCCACCATAGGGACAGGTCCAGCAGGTGTCGGAATTCCACCTAAATAAAGTAATTTGAATTCTAGTAAATGCATAGCATACGTGGCAGCTAATGCTGTCGCAACAACAGTTGCTGGTGGTTTTGTTGGTGGTATCGTAAATGATTTTCCTGAATTCCAAGCTCTTCTTAAATTATTAGCTAATCTAGTTTTACCACCATAATAAATAGGTACATAAATACCAGTAAGCGGTGGGGCTATTAATGCAGGAGGCATAGATGTCGTTGGCGCAAAGGGTTTCACAATACATGCATACCAATAATTAATAGTTATTGCCGCCATTTCTTCATATGGATCTCCACCTGGCCAAGTAAATGCAATTTCAGCGCCATCTTCTAATCCATCACATTCTTCTGCAGCCTCTTTTGCTTTAGCAGCTTGATTGTATTGAAATTTAAAAACAGTTCCGCCGTCTTTAGGATCTAATGATAAAAATTTAGTTAAAGCAGCTTCTGCACTACTAATACTTGGAGTAATACTTGTAATTCCAGGTGGTATTTTAGTCCAACGTCTTTTGTATTCTAAGTTGACATATTTGTTTTCAACATACTGAGAAGTTTTATCATACCATAATATTCCAGCAATATTGTCTAAAATAATTTGCTCAGCTTCACCTTCATCTAAAGCAGAAGATGGAACACTACCTATACCTGTAAATTTTTGAATAGCACTAATTGCGTCATTGTCATACGAGAAGAAAGCAACAACATGATCTGTCAATATTCTGGGTCTTTTACTTTCGTATTGCGGTAAATCTCTTTCTCTATCAAAAGAAGTTTGACATTTATATTGCACTAGTGGGCAAAGTACTTCACCTGTTTTAGCGAACGTACCAGGTTGAGGCATCGGCGTTGGAGCCATTCTACCATTAGACACTCTTTTCTTTAAGTCATTTTCATCATATGTGTATGACTCTCTATTACCAGTTGCTGCAACTGAAACTTCATATACTGGAAATACAACATCCATTGCTTCTTTAAATGCTCTAGAAACTCCATCTACTATTCCTTCCCAATTATCGTAACCTGCATTTTTAATTCCTGTACGAGTTTCGTTAGTAACATTGACATAAGGGAATCTTTGTTTCCATTGAAAGTCAGCATAATAATAGTCGTTAGCGTTAAAATCTTCATAAAGATCTTTACCTAAACTAGTAGCCCATCTAATATAGTTAAATCTTCTGTTTACAGTACTACTCCAGCTACCTGTAGTATTAAGAGAATCAAATTTTTGTAAAAGCCTATTGGTAAATAAAACAATAATATCACTTGCAGATTCTTTACCGTCTAAACAATGGAACTCAAAAAACTTAAATTTGTGTAGGTCATAAAATGGATCTTCTTTAGATTCCTCAATAAACTTATTAAATTTTTTCTGAATTTTCTTTTCTTCTTCTATTGGATCTGGAATTTCTATAGGTTCAGGACAAAGATCAGCATAATCAGGGTGTGACTCTTTACCAGCCTCAATTACATTTCCGTCTTCGTCTTTTTGATCCATTAACGGTATGTCACCTTCTTTTAGTAGTCTTTCAAATACTAAACCATATCCATTTAATAATAATTGTTCAGCTGCACCGTTATTTGTATGTGTTGCTGCAACTGGTGTCATAGCCGCACCTTTAACTGCATCTAAATAGTCTTGAGCAATGGCTTTACCAAAATCAAATCTACCGCTTAATGGATTAGTATTTCCAATATTAGTAAACTGTGTAGGATTAGTAGCTAGATTAGCATTTAGTGGATTTCCTGGTTTTATAGCTTCTATAAGTGCAGGTGATGGTGGAAAAATATTAACTTGATCTGCTCCAACTTTAGGCGTTTCGTACGACGCTGTTGCAAGTCCACCTGGTTT